TAGACTGCCAAAAAATCTTTATTGAATCTTTATGCAGAGATGGTGAGGTATTAATTAGGAAGATAAAGTCTAATGAATCACCTTTTGGATTCACATTACAGTTTTTAGAATCAGATCATTTAGATGAAACTAAGAATGACTATTACAAAGGCACTGGCAATAGAATAAAGATGGGTGTTGAGGTAAATAAGTACGACAAACCAGTAGCTTATCACTTATTTAAAGAACATCCTTATGACAGAACATACATGGGCAACATAGAACACATTAGAGTGCCAGCAGATGAAATAATCCACGCTTACTTACCACAAAGAGCAGAACAAACTAGAGGTATATCTTTAGTTGCAACTGCTATGGCTAATGTAAAGATGTTAAATGGCTATTTGGAAGCTGAAATAGTAGCTGCAAGAGTTGGAGCTTCTAAGATGGGATTTTTTACTTCGCCAGATGGAAATTCTTATATTGGTGATGGTGAATTTGAAGATGGATTTAATCCAACAACTAATGCTCAAGCTGGTGTTTTTGAACAATTACCAGCAGGCATGGATTTTAAAGCATTTGATCCTACACATCCCACATCTGCATTTGATTCTTTTACAACTAGCGTATTAAGAAGCATAGCTTCTGGTTTAAATATTTCTTATCACTCATTATCTAATGATTTAACTTCAGTTAATTACAGCTCTATCAGGCAAGGTGCTTTAGAAGATAGATCTATGTATATGATTTATCAGCAGTTTGTAGTTGAGCATTTTATTAACCCTGTATTTCAATCATGGTTAGAAATGGCTATATCAACAGGCTATATCAATCTACCAATAGGTAAATTTGATAAATTTGCTAATTCAGTAAACTTTATACCTAGATCATTCTCTTGGATAGATCCATTAAAAGAAATGCAAGCCAATGTTGTTGGTTTACAAAATGGAACTTTAACTTATGCAGACATATCTGCTTCTTATGGAAGAGATACAGAAGAATTATTTGAACAACATCAAAAAGAAATAGAACTAGCGAAACAATACGATATTGAAATAGCTTATCAGCCATTTGGTCAGAAACTACCTGTAGAAGCAAAGATACAGGGCGGAGATGATGATGAGTAAACCTAATCAAAGCATGAGAGCTGAAGCACAAAAAGGTTTAGATTGGCGTGAAGAATTTGGTAGAGGTGGCACTAGGGTTGGAGCTGTAAGAGCAAGACAAATAGTAGCAAATGAAAATCTATCTGATGAAACCATAAAAAGAATGTATAGCTATTTCAGCAGACATCAAGTTGATAAGCAGGCAGAAGGATTTAGTTCTGGTGAAGATGGTTATCCCTCTAATGGAAGAATAGCTTGGGCGTTATGGGGTGGAGATGCTGGATATAGCTGGTCAAAAAGATTGGTTGAACAAATGAAAAAAGATGAAGATAGAGCTATGCCTGATGCATTAAAGATAGGCGATTTTGTAAGCTGGAATAGTGCTGGTGGTAGAGCTAGAGGAAGAATAATTAAGATTGAAAGGGATGGAAAAATAAACATTCCTAATAGTGAATTAACTATTACTGGAACTGAAGATGATCCAGCAGCCTTAATACAAGTTTATAGAAGTGGTGAACCTACAGATATTGAAGTAGGACATAAGTTCAGCACTTTAACAAAAATTAATCCCATTAGGGATTTTAACGATTTCAATTCTAATGAATTGGAAAAACATCCACTAAATAGTGAGGAGAAATCTATGAATAAAGAAGATAGACATATCCTTAATGTTAGTGAAACTGACAATACAGTTATTGTTGAGTTTGCAAAGCATGAGGATGTAGAACATGAAGGTGAAGAAGTAGAGATAACTGATGAAGTATCTATGTCTGATTCAAATGAAGAAGAAAGAAATGTAATTGATATGCCTATGAAATATAGAACTATTGATTTATCTCGTTCTGAATACATTGATGAAGAAAAAAGAATGGTACGCGTTGGAGTCTCTTCTGAAGAGCCTGTTGAAAGAAGTTTTGGCATGGAAGTGCTAGGACATTCTGCTGATGATATAAACATGGAGTTTATTTCATCTGGAAGAGCACCATTACTCTTGGATCATGATATGAACAAGCAAATTGGTGTAATAGAAGAATTTAAACTTGATGAGACTGCTAAAAGGACAATAGCAGTAGTTAGATTTGGTAAATCTGCTTTAGCTCGCGAAGTTTTTGAGGATGTAGCTGATGGTATTCGTATGAATATATCTGTTGGTTACAGAGTCGATAAATTAACAAGAATGAACAAAGACGATGAAACTTATTACAAAGCTGAATGGACTCCTATGGAAGTATCTTCTGTATCAGTGCCAGCAGATCAGAGTAGGTTAGTCGGAGTTGGTCGTTCTAAAGATAAACAAAAAACACAAACAACAAAGGTGAAAATAATGGAAAACGAAAAACAAGAAATTAATCTTGATGAAGTTAGATCACAAACTGTTGCTGAAGCTAAAGCTGAATTCAAAAGAAATTCTAAAGAAATCATAGACTTAGCTGTTAAGCACAATAAAAGAGATCTAGCTGATAAAGCAATCGGTGATGGCATTTCTGTTGAAGAATTTAGAGGTGTATTATTAGAAAATATTTCTAACAACACTCCTTTAGAAACTCCTTCAGAAATTGGTATGACTAAAGAAGAAGTAAGAGAATTCTCATTAGTGAGAGCTATCAATGCTTTAGCAAACCCAACAGATAGAAAAGCCCAAGAAGCTGCTGCATTTGAATTTGAGTGTTCAAACGAAGCTGCAAGACAACAAGGTAAAACTGCTCAAGGTATTATGATGCCTTCAGATTTATTAAGGTCTTGGGGACAAAGAGACTTAAATACTTCTGATGATGCAACTCTAATCGCTCAAGATTACAGAGGCGGAGACTTCATAGACGTATTAAGAAACAAATCTTCAGTAATGAACGCTGGAGCTACTATGCTTAGAGGATTACAAGGAAATGTTGTAATACCTAAGAAAACTGCTGCTTCTTCTGCTGCTTGGATAGCAACTGAAGGCGGAAATAGTGGTGAGAGTGAGTTTACAGTTGGTTCAGTAACAATGTCTCCAAAAGTAATTGGTGGACATACTGAAATGACTAGACTTATGCTTCAACAGTCAAGTTTAGATGTTGAAAACCTAGTAAGAAATGACTTATCTGAAGCTATTGCTCTTGCAATTGATTTAGGTGCTTTAGCTGGTTCTGGTTCTTCAGGACAGCCTACAGGTATTTCTGCAACTTCAGGTATTAACACAACAACATTTGCTGCTGCAACACCTACTTTCAGTGAGTTGGTAGCGATGGAGTCGGCTGTTTCTGCTGATAATGCTTTACAAGGTTCTTTAAAGTATATTGCTAAACCTTCAGATTGGGGAACTCTTAAATCTGTAGATAAAGCTAGTGGCTTTGGTCAAATGATCGTTGGCTCAGATGGTCAAATTAATGGCTATGACGTTGTCAGATCTAACCAAGTTACTGCTGGTGATTACTACTTTGGTAACTTTGCAGACTTATTAATTGGTCTTTATGGATCTCTTGATATTACTGTTGATCCTTATACTCATTCAAAATCTGGAACAATTAGAGTGTGCGCCCTTCAGACTTGTGATGTAGCTGTAAGACATGCAGTAAGTTTCTGTAAATCAAGCGACTAATTAGTTAATGCTTAAATGGAATGGTGGGGGAAACTCCACCATCTTAAATATGAAAAATTACTTAATTTTAAAAGACACTATGGCAGCAGGTAAAAGAGTTAATGCTGGAGACATAGTTGAACTAGATGTAGATATTGGCAATCAATTAGTTGGTTATTTTAAAGCCGAAGAAACTACAAAAAAATCAAAAACAAAAAAAGCTGACAGAAGTGTTGGTTTAGAAACTTCAGAAGTAAAAGCTCCTAAAACAAGAGCTAAGAAGTAATTATGCCTTTAGAAAGTGCAGCAGATTTTAACTCTTACGTTGACATTAATACTGGTCATGGGGTTACTGCTACATTTTTTGAAGTACAAAACAATCTTTGGGATTCAAGAACATCATTAATTGATACTTGGTTCGATATAGACTCTGGTGCATCTACAAATATCAATATTATTATAGATCAAGAATATTTTAATATTGAGGGTGGTACTGTTCCTGTTGCTGGCTATCAGCCAAGAGCAATAGTTAAATCAACTGATGTTCCTTATATATCCCAATTAGATAGATTAGTTGTCAACGCAATAACAACTAATAAAGGAAGCATATTAAAACCAGAAACTACTTTTCTTGTAAGAACTGTTGAACCTGATAATACAGGTTTTGTTTCACTGGTATTAGAGGAACAATAATGTCTGAATATAGATTAGAGACTGAAGAAGATATGTCTGCTTATCTGGACATTGAATATGGACATGGTGTTTCTGCTGTTTACACAAATACAAGTGGCACTGCTTCAACAATTAATGTCATTTTAAATAATGAATATGTTGAACAAGAAGAAGGAATAGGTGTTGAAGCATTAAAGCCAATAGCCTATTGCAGAACTGTAGATGTTCCTAGTATTGCATTTGGTAATACTTTAAATGTATCTGCAATTAAAGATGTTGATGGAAACATTTTGAAAGCAGCACAAAATTATACTGTTGTTAATATCCAGTCAGATAGAACTGGTTTTTCAGCATTGATGTTGGAGAAAATATAGTGGCAAATCATGTAAGACAACAAGTGCGTGAATACTTTGGTACTACTTTAAACAACTTAACAACTACTGGATCAAGAGTGTATGAGTCCAGAGTTTATCCATTAGAGACAGTTCCAGCTTTAGTTATTTATACAAAGTCCGAAACATCTGAGCCAATAGTAATAGGCACGGATAGATTAATGAGTAGAGATCTAAGTGTTGTTGTAGAAGGCTATGCAAAAGCTGTAAGCAATTTTGACGATACTATAGACACGATAAGTAAAGAGGTTGAAGAAGCTATTGCTGCTGATAGAACATTGGGTGGATTAGCAAAAGATACTTATCTGGAATCTACTGAAATTGAATTTAACGCGGAAGGTGAGAAACCACTTGGGTATGTCTCAATGACCTTTCTAACTAACTACTATGTCAAGGAAAAAAATCCTGACGTAGCATTATAGAGGAGACAAATTATGAAAATGATTAGTCCAGATGGCAATATTTCTATAGATGCTCATCCGTCAAAGGTTGAGTCATATTTGAATATGGGTTGGAAAGAAGAAGCAGCCCAAACAATTAAATCTTCTTCAAAAAAAACTAAAAACGAGGTAAAAGAAAATGGCGATACATAAAGGAAGTGAAGGTACAGTCCACGTTGGAACTGATGCTGTAGCTGAAATTAGGTCTTATTCTGTTGAAGAGACTGCTGATACTCTTGAAACAACATCTATGGGTGATGCTGCTAGAACTCATTTAGCATCATTAACATCCTTCTCAGGAAGTTTAGATGTGTATTGGGATGAAGCAGATACAGCTCAAATAGCTTTAACTGTTGGATCAAGCGTAACTATTAAGTTCTATCCAGAGGGTACAGCTAGTTCTGCAAAATACTATTCAGGTACAGCTATTGTTACTGGTGTTTCAAGAAGTGCATCATTTGATGGATTGGTTGAAGCTAGTATTTCTGTTCAAGGAACAGGTGCTTTAACACTAGCAACAGCATAGAACTATGAAAATAATAGATAAGGCTAAAGCTCATTTTGATTCATTAGAAATCAAAGAGATTGAGATACCTGAATGGAGTGAAGGAGATGAGGTTCTTAAAGTATATGCAAAGCCATTAACACTTGCAGAAATGTCTAAATTGCAACGATATGCAAAAGATGATGATGTGGCGTTGATGGCTTATTGCTTAATACATAAAGCCTTAGATTCTGATGGTGAAAAAGTATTTGATCTATCAGACAAGAATACGCTTATGAATGGTGTAGATAAAGATGTGCTTGCAAGAGTTGCAACTGAAATCATGTCATCACCAAGCGTAGAAGAACAAGCAAAAAAGTAGTAGAGGATAAGGACTTATTTGCTAAATATTATCTAGCTGAAATGTTGCATTGCACACTTCAGGAACTAGAAGAAAAGATGACCTTATCCGAGTTTACAGGATGGATGGCATATTTAGAGGAAAAAAATAGGCAGATAAAAAATGGCAACTGATTATAAATTAAGAATTAAAGCTTCAGACCAATCTAAAAAAGGTTTTAATTCAGTTAATAAAAATATTAACAGCAC